GTCGTCCGCGACGGTGCCGAGCGTGATGGTCGCGCTGGACACCGAGGTGACCGAGGCGATGACGCCGGAGTAGACCGTGCCGCCGATGCTGACCGCAGTGCCGAACGCCTGGCGCGACACGTCGGTCTTGAGGTCCGTCTCCGCGCCGTCCAGCTCGGACTCCAGGGCCTTCGTGAACGCAGCCGAGTCGTTCTGCGTCAGGTGCTTGGCCTGACCCGACACCTTGATGGTGTGGTAGAAGAACGCGAGGTCGTCACGGACCTGCGTGTACCGCTGGCGATCCGCCACGGGAAGCGCGGCCAGTTCGGCGCGGTTCCCGGTGCTGCCCGAGCGCGAGGTGTGGACGGTCCAGACGGCCTGCCGACCCTGGATGTCCTCGTCGTTGCGCATGATCTCCGTGAAGACCGGGTTGCTGTTGTTGATGGCGTTGCGGAGCCCAGGACCGTAGTTGTCCTTGAGCGCGGCATCGAAGTTGGCGAGGGACTGGGGCATGGATACAGAGTACCAAGCGCCCTAGCACAAACGTCCCCGGCACGCAAGCGGCCCCCGCCTATTGAGCCAGTGGCTCAGAGCGGGGGCCGCGTAACAACGGTGGCTTGTAGGGGGTAGGCAGAGGCATCACCTCCTTTGGTCGTTACTTCCCGCCGTACTGGGCGCGCACGCGCGCCTTCGCCTCGGCGAGCGACATCGGCTCGGACTGCTCCTCGCCACCACCGGTGGACCCGCCGCTCACGGGGCTGGGGATGCCCTCATTGGTCTTGACCTTGGCCGCGATGCGACGCTCCACGAGCGCCTTGGCGTACTTGTCGAAGTCCTCCGCACCGGCCGCGATGGCCGCCTTGACCTTCGCGGGGTCGAAGCGGTCCTCCTCAGCGATGTGGTTGTCGGCGAACCGGAGCAGCAGCTCACGGTCTTCCTCCGGCACCTTCAGCTCGGCCAGTTCGGTGTGGACCACACCACGGATGGTTTCGGTGGCCTGGGCGGTCTGCTGCGCTTCGAGCGGAGCGAGCACGCTGTCAGCGATGAGCTGCTGCACGTACTCCTCGGCCTCGCGCCGAGTCATCGGCTTCGAGCCCTCCTCGGCTTCACGCTCCGCTTCGGCGAGGGCTTCGGCCGCCTGTTCGGGGAACAAGCTCGCCATCTGCTGCGGAGTGAGCCCCAGCGTGACGCCCATCTCCACGAAGGCGTCCACGACGCCCTCCTCGGTCTTCAGCGACTGACGGAAGTCCCACGCCGCCTTGACGGCATCGGCACCTCCCGCCTCCTCGATCCACGCCAGCTCGGCTGGGGTGGAGGCTTCGGCCGGTGCGGCCTCGGTCGTGGTGGTCGTCTCGGTGGGCGCGGCCTCGGTGGACGCGGGGACCTCGACTACCGGCGTCTCCGCACCGGCAACTTCTGCGACGGCATCTGCTGCGTCGGCCATGATGTTCGCTCCTGGGTAGGGGTTGTTGGAACGACCCCAGCCTACCAGGCGCGAATCACTCGTCGCTTGGCGTCACTCCACGGGCGCGCAGCTTCGCGCGCCCGACCTTCGAGATGGGGAGCTTGCGGACGTGCGCCTTCACCGCGGTGTGCCCCTCGGGCACTTCCTCGGTGGCGTCCTCCTTGGACTCCTGCGCGGGCGTCTCCTTGGCCTCCTCAGCCTTCGGCTCCTTCGCCTCCTCGTTGGCCTCCTCGGCCATCGCGGACTGCTGCGGCGTGACGACGCCGGGCGGCAGTGTGGGCGTGTCGGGCACGAGCCCAGCCTGCTTCGCCATCTGCGCCTGAAGACCTGGGCTCAGGTCGCGGTAGTTGATGCCCTCACGCACGAGCTGACCTGGCTTGGGTGTCGCGCCTGGACCGGCAACGGGCTTGGGCGGCCCGGCGGGCTTGGAGTAGCTCGACAGCGCGGGACCGGTCTTCTTGCTCTTAACCTTCGGGACGAACGCCATCTCAGCCGCCGTGCCCGGCGGCGTACGTGGCGAGGGCGGGGCCGCCCTTCGAGCGCGGCGGCTTGGACTTGCCCTTGTTCAGCATGGCCTCTGCCTTCGCACGAATCGCACCCCGAGCGTCGGGCGGCGCGTTGTTGATGAGGCCGAGCGCAGCCTTGGCGTGCCCCTTATCGGGGATCGGGAAGCTCCGGCCGGGACCGGCGAACGTGGAGGACGGCAGCGCCCGGCGGGCGGCGGCGTTGAGACGGGCCATGAGTCCAGGGTACCTCAGTGGCCCATCGAAGCAGCCTGGCGATCCGCACTCACGCCGGGAACCGCTCCCGGCTGAGCGTGACCACCGATGCCCGCGCGTTCACGGATGGCCGACTCGCGCCCACCCTCCTGCGGCGTGGGTTGAGGACCGCCCTGACCGCCGGGGCCTGGAGGCGGCGGAGGACCACCGGAGCCTCCCTGCGCCGAGGGGTCTTGTCCTTGACCTTGGCCGCCCAGCTCCGACGGCTGCCCGAGCTGTCCGAGGACCAGCTCGTTGTGCACGTCGGCGTGCGCGTCCACGACGGCCTTGATCTCCGGCGGCAGCGCCTCGTAGTCCTTCGTCTTGCGGAAGTTGTTGATCTCCTGAAGGTGGATGACGTGGTTGTCGAACGCGTTGACCGGAACCTGCACGCCCTGGATGAGCTGGTTCGTCTCGCGCTTCTGCTGCTTCGTGTCAAGGTCGAGCGTCTCGGAGATGAGGTCCATGCCCGGCATATCGAGCAGACGAACGAACGCGCGCGGGTCGGGCAGCATCCCGAGCTGCTGAAGCTCGGTGGCGAGCTGCACACGACCGGCCTTGCTGTCGGGCAGGCCGGACTCCGTACTCACACGCACGTCCAGCTCGCGAGCGATGTCTGCGCCCTCGTAGTGCTTGACCTCCAGCTCACCGTCCTGGCTCCAGGTACGCACGACGCGATCCTCGGTCCAGAACTGGCGGATGAGCGACAGGATGTGGCCGCCGACGTGTTCGATGGCGGCGGCGTTCAGATTCACCGGGATCGAGAGCTGAAGCTCCTGCGCGTCCTGCATCGCCATGATGGCGGCTGCGGACGTGCGGGTACCGAAGGCGATCGTCTCAGTGTTCGACCGCTTCTCCATCTCCAGGTCCCCGCGCTGCATCGCGCCCTCGTACTGCTGCATCCACGAACTGTTCGGAATCTCGAACTTGGGAGGCTGTCCGATCGGGTTGTACTGGATGATCTCGACGCGCGTACCGACGCGGCGCGGGTCGATCGCACCGGTGGGGCTGATGATCTTCGGTACCAGGGTGCGGCGGATCATGGCTTCGCGCGAGCGCGCGTCGTTGTAGTCGGCCTGGAGCGGCACGAGGTCCTTGACGAACGTGCGCCCCTCACGAGTGCCGACGCCGGGGAGCACGTCGAACTGCACGAACGGGAGCTTCCCGTGCTTGTACGGGAACGGCTTGGGCGCTTCGAGAATCTGGCTGCCCGTCCAGGTGATGACGAGGCCCTCCTTGCGCGCACGCGCGCCAGGGCGGAGCCAGAACTGGTGCACCTTGACGGTAGACGCACGAGACGAACCACGCGCATCGTTGCTGTTGGCAAGGTCGAAGACCTCTTGTGCGAGCGTCTTGGACGTGGACTCGGCCTCGACCTCGACGCCCCACTCCTCCCACACGGCCTCGGGGGTCATGTGCACAGTGCGGTAGGCCCACTTCGAGTCCGACAGGTCACGGTTCTTCCCGTTGGGGTCCACGCCCATCTCGAAGCCCGGCACCACGTCGAGGACGATCTCGCCCTCACGAACGGGGTTACCCTTCTCGTCCTGACCGATGACCTTGCCGTCGTTCGGAGCCCACGCGATCTGAAGGAAGGACCACCCGATCGGGACCGTCCAGAAGTACAGGTCCACGAGCATGGTCTTCCACTTCAGGCGGTTCAGCTCGGACTCCAGCATCCGACCGCCGACGCGCGCAGCGTCCACGTCGTCGGGCTCGTCCGAGATGGGGAGCACCTCGGGCTCGGGCTGATGCTTCAGTACGCGGCTGATCCACTGCTCGCAGATGCCGCCGATCTTGTTGACCGTCAGGCGGATGGGCGCGTTCGGGTCGTCCGAGCGCAGCCGGGGGCGGCTGAACTGGCGCTTGTCCTGGTCCCACACGAGCCACTGCTCGCCGAGCATGAAGGCCAGGTTGAGCTTCATCTGCCGCTCTGGCAGGCGCTCCTTGTTATCCGTGACCTTCTTGTTCAGCCACGCAGTGAGCGCCTTGGGGTCCTGGGGAACCAGGAACTTGGAGTCGGCCATCCCCCTAGTCTACCGGGGATGCTCGGTTACGCCTCTGGCGACATCTCGCCGGGCAGGCGTTCGGAGTCGTGCCGAACGTCCTGCACGTAGCCGAACTCGTCGTAGTCGTACGTCTTGGGCTCCTCCGGCGGGAACTCCTCGGGGTGCCACGCGGCACGCGCGCCGTAGTAGGACGCCAGGTCGGGACTCTGTACCCGATCGAGCAGCGCAGTCCGCTCAGTGGCGTGGTCGGCCCGGTCGCGCAGGATGATCCAGAGGAAGACCCCGAGCTGGGTGAAGCAGAGAAGCCCGAGGATTACGAACTCGACCATCAGTCGGCGTCGGCGGAAGCGTCAGCGCCCTCGAACGAGACGGGCTTCTCCTTGGGGAGCTTCGAGCCCGCGATCTCGGCGGCGAACTTCTCGCGCTCGGTGCGGAGCTGCGTGCGGAGCTTCTGCGCGAGCCCCACCGCGCGGTCGCGGTCGGCAGTGAGCTGGGTCGTGATGGCGGCCATCTGCTCGACCTCGCCCTCCGCTTCGGGGTCCATCCCGGCGGAAACCGCCAGGTCCTTGACGCAGTTGGTGCAGATGGCGAGGATGCCCTCACCCTCGATCTGGTGGCCCGTGTCGATCACGTCCTCCACTCGGAGGCAGAGGTAGCACGCCTGGCCGGCGTGCAGGTAGCCCGCCTCGGGAAGTCGCTCGAACATGGGGTGGCCTTTCAGTCGGGGACGCCGAAGACGGCGTTGTCGTCCTCACGAGTGTACCGTTCCCGGTCCTTGCGCCACATGGCCTCCTCAGTGCGGGACCGGACGCCGGTGGAGTCCTCGGCCATGCTGGTGACCGGCTTCTGCACCGTCGGGAGGTCGTCGCTCATGGCGAAGGAGTACATCAGGGCGTCACCGCGGTCGGGGCTCGGGACCCCGCGCTTCTTCATCTCAGCCTTCGCCTCGACCCTAATCTTCCCGGCCTGGATCGAGTACCGGATGCCAGTGAGCTGCTCACGCAGCTTCGGGTCGTCGTAGGTGAGGGCGATCTGCTCGTTCTCGAACTTGCGTCGGAGCGCCCACCACCACGCGGAGCGGGTGTTGTTGTAGGCCGTACCCGAGCCCAGGTTGCCTCGGAAGCCGATGACCTGTGACTCGACGCGCATCTGGCGTCCGACGCGCTCGGCGTAGCCGATCGCACCCGCGCCCACGCCGTCGGCGTCGTACACGAGGTAGTCGGGGTCGAAACCGAGCACACTCTGTGTGACCTGGCGCTCGAAGAACTGGTCAACGCGCATCGCCGGGAACGCCTCGATGGAGATGACGGTGTTGCCGCTGCGCTTGGCGATGGTGTTCTCGCTCGTGCCGTACGGCGCGATGTCCACGCCCATCTGGCGTGTGCCGTACCACTGCGGCACCTTCAGCGCGGCGTCGTACCACGCCTTCGGGATCAGTGTGTCGTCCGACATCCCCCAAAAGTTGGCCTCGACGCGAGTCGTCCACTCGTACGTGCCCGGCCCCATGCCTTGGTTGATGAGGTCATCAAGGAACTCCTGCGTGATGAGGTTCGAGCCCGGCGGCACTGGCTCTCCGGTGAAGCTCGGCGTGTCGAACGCCGTGATCTTGATTGTCTCGGTGCCCTCGCTGCGCGTCTGCGCGGCGGCATAGGTGTCGTCGGTCGTTGGGTTGAAGATCAGGAGCAGACGCGAGTCCCCGGACGAGAGCAGTGATGTGATGCCCTGGCTCACTTCCTCGGACACCGAGGTCGCCTCGTCGCCGATGATGAGCTTGTGCGCCGCGTGGTAGCCCTGGAACCCCTCGGCCGTCTCCGTGTTCTGACCGATGATGAAGTGGTTGGGCTTGTGGTGGATGAACATATCCTTCGGCGGGAGCTGGCCGTCGAAGCCGACACGCTTCACCACCTCGGGGTAGAACAGCCTGATCTCCCCCCACAGGTTGTCCTTCAGGTGCTCGGCCTTCGAGGACGTGGTGATGATCTTCGAGCCTCGGCAGCCACCAAGCGTGCCGGTGGGGTCGCATTCTGCGCACGGAGCGCCGGGCGTATAGGCGTCATAGAACGCCATCGCCAGCCGCGCGGCGAGGAAGGTCTTGCCCGATGCGTTGCACGACGGCACGGCCGTGCGGGAGCGTCGGCGTGAGACGGAACGCGAGATGCGGTGCTGAATCGACCAGATGGGGCGACCGCCGGCCAACTCGATCCACGCGCCGAGGTCACCCTGTCCGAGCACGCGCAGACGATCTCGCGCACTCATGGTAGGCGGCATTAGTTTCGCCCTGGCCCAACCGGGTAGCTTAGGGTTGCGGTTGCGATATGTCCGGCGGCGGTCGCAAAGGACGGTGACTCACCCACACCACCGCTGCTAGTTACAGTGATGATCCCCCACTGGTTGGTGATTCCAACAGGGCGCGTGTAGGTAGTGTTGTCGGCGATCGACATAAAGCTACCCTGCACGTTTGCCGCTACACCAGGGCGCATGTAGACACCATGACCGAGAGTCAGTCCCGATACGGAGTCAGCGGCGGCGGGCTGAACGCTGACGTGCGGGACTGGGAGGGAGAAGTAGATAGGCTGCCCCCCCGTACCTGCCTGATTCATCTCGATGTAGAAGTTGGCCCAGCACCAGCCTCCCGTCACGATGTAGAGCGCGTGGTGCTTGATGATGGCGATGGGATTGGCCTGGTAGACCTTCAGTTGCCAGTCGCGTTGACGGCCGGTTGCCCCGCTGTCAGGCCAGCCAACGAACCCCTGGCGCATTAGAAGTCCCCGCCGAACACTTCCACGTTGATGACCCCGGACGTAAGCGCCACTGTGATAGCGGCGCGGATCGACCAACCCGTAGGGAGAACGAGGTTGCGGTATGGTCGCTGCTCTCGGTAGCCAGCCACGGTGGTGCTCGCCGCTGCGGGGTCCCCAATGTCGAACTCATCGAACAAGTAGAAGGTTGAGCCGTCGTAGAGGAAGATTGTGACAACAGAGTCAGCGGGGTCGCCGGTCGCCTTCACGACGATCTCCTCGACCTTGGACCCGTTGGCCCCTGCGGTGAAGATTGTAGGTACGGTACCCGTACCGTCTCGGGCCGTGTTTGCCGTGGAGACGGTGGCGATTCCGATGTGTGGAGTCAGCGGAAAGATCGGCGTTGTGTTCGCGGCCATGAGGGTAGTTTACCCGAGCCCTAGATGGTTGAACATGCTCAGGCCAGCAACGCCGGTCACAGACGCTGCTCCCGTCACCTGAACTCGGGTACCGGTGTCGGTCCCCGACACGGTGAAGTTGGCCCCGTTGAGGAACTCGACAATGGAGCGAGTGCCAATAAGCACACCGTTCACATAGATGTCCGACACAACGCCGCTGCCGCCTCCAGAAGTGGCGATAGTGACATCAACTTCTTCATCCCCCGAATCGTCGGACACGGTGAGCGTGATGCCGCCGCCCTCGATCAGGTTGAGACGGCGGCGCAGGAAGGTCGAGCCCGCG